TGACACCAGAGCAACGTGCCGAATATATCCGCCGTATGTACAGCGGCGGTCGATTCCCGTTTTAGGAGATAAATATGGCTGGCGGTGGAGCTACAACACCAGCGGGTGGATCTAAAGGCGGCGCTCAAAGGGCGCAGACAACAACAGCACCAGTTCCTGGATCGGCAGGGCCCGTTGTCCCTTTTGCTGGCCCATTGCCCAGTGGCACTGACTTTATGACGGGCGGTCAGGTCGGGACTGGCGGCGGCTCTACTGGGGTATTGCCCGGTGAGTTTGACTATATGTCGGGCGGTCAGGCTGGGCCTGGTGGTGCGGCGGCAGGAGCAGGCGGGCCAACAGATCTATTCAACCAGCAACTAGGCTCTGTGCAGCAAGCAACGGAAGGCGTTCCTACTGGGTCGTCGGCACCAGCACCTGGAGGTAAAGGTGGCGCACAGACAGCCGTAGATGCCATGCAATCCGCAGGAAGCCTGCCAGAAGCTGTAGCCGCTGGATTTAGGCAGGCAGGCATTGGAACCGCTCAGGCGATGCAATACCAGCCCATGAACATCCAAGCACAGCAGATCGGCGCTCAGGGGTATGACCCAACAGGCGCGGCGGCACAGTCAGCTACATCGCGTGGCTATCGAGCTACTCGGACTGGTTCTCAGGGATATGACGCAGAGCGAGCAGGATCAACTGGTTTTGAGGCCGCATTAGGCGATGCTCAGGGCTATGATGCTGCATTAGCTGAGGCTCGGGGGTATGAAGCTGAGAGAGCGGCCGCAGAGCGAGCTAGGGCTGAGAGGGCGGCAGCGCAGGGATATGGCGCAGAAAGGATTACGGGTGTTGGCCCTGTCCGAGAAGAGCGCGTAGCGGCTGGGCAGCTTGCAGGCACCAGTTTAGACCCATATTTCAACCCTTACGAGTCTCAAGTAGTACAGCAGTCTCTCTCTGATATTGAGAGGGCGCGTCAGATGCAGCAGAACGTGCAGGGAGCTCAGGCTCAGGCTGCGGGCGCATTTGGCGGTTCACGCGAGGCTATCGCTCAGGCAGAGACTAATAGAGCCTTTGCAGAGCAGGCTGCTAGGACGGCTTCAGGTTTGCGTCAGGCAGGCTTTACGCAAGCCCAGCAGGCTGCACAGCAGGACATCACCGCAAGGATGCAGGCCAACCTTGCCAACCAGCAAGCGGCTCTACAGGCGGGGACTACAACCGCTCAATTGGGTCAGCAGGCTCAACTTGCTAATCAGGCGGCACAAAACCAAGCCGCTCAGTTTGGAGCCCAAGCGGGTAATGTTGCTGCATTGCAGAATGCTCAACTTGGCACTCAAGCAGCCCTACAGAACGCCCAGCTTGGTACTCAAGCAAACCTTGCGAATCAGGCGGCGGCGAATCAGGCGGCTCAATTCGGAGCTCAGGCAGCGAATGTTGCTGCACTCCAGAATGCGGCCGCACAGAATCAGGCAGCGCAGTTCTCAGCTGCCGCACAAAACCAGCAGGCAATGGCGAATCAGGCCGCACTCAATCAAGCGGCTCAGTTCGGCGCACAGGCTCAGAACGTGGCTGGACTACAAAACGCTCAGCTGGGAAGCCAGGCAGCACAGTTTGGTGCTCAGGCCGCAAACGTGGCGGCACTGCAAAATGCGGCGGCTCAGAACGCAGCTGCACAGTTTGGGGCGCAGGCAGGAAACGTGGCCGCGCTGCAGAACGCTTCATTGGGCACGCAAGCCAACTTGCAGAATGCCGCAGCAGCGAATGCAGCAGCGCAGTTCGGGGCCCAGGCTGGCAACACGGCCGCGATCCAGAACCAACAGGCGGCATTGCAGGCGGCACTTGCTAACCAAGGCGCAGGCTTAACAGCAACCGGCCAGCAACTTCAGGCGGCAGGCCAGTTAGGAAACCTCGCCAATCTTGGGTTTGGCGCATTCGGCACAATGAATCAGGCAATAGCTCAGCAGGGTGCGCTTGAGAGAGCGGCACAGCAGGCAATTATTGACGCGGCTAACCAGCAGTACGCTGGATTTACCGGGTCACCCCAGCAGGCTCTACAGACTGCTCTCGGGGCGTTTGCAGGATCTCAGACGGGTCAACAGACACAGACAACAAGCCGAAGCCCTGGGCTTATTGATTACCTCACACTCGCGGCATCGTCTGATATCAGGCTCAAGGAAAACATCCAGCATATTGGTAAGTCAGACAAGGGCATCAACCTCTACACCTGGGATTGGAATGAGGAAGGCAAGCGCATTGCAGGCAATCAGCCGACGATTGGTGTGCTGGCTCAAGAGTTGCGTGAAGTTATGCCAGAGGCCGTTACAGAAGGCCCTGATGGCTATCTGAGAGTGAACTACCTGAAGGTATTGTAATGAACGGACAGATGACCCCAATGCAAATGATCGTTGCCGCTCAGCAGAGTGGCGGTATGCCAATGCAGCGGCCGCAAGGGTTAATGCAGCTACCAGCCCCTCAGATGCAGGCAGGGGCGGGTATTGGCGGGTCAGGCATGGCGATCGACCGGGATGCAATGATTCGGGACTACATGAGAACGCAGGGCATGGATCCTGATGACCCAAAAAACGCAACAGAACTCGCTAAGCTAAAAAAAGAATTTGGGTTTATGGATGCAATCAAATCTGCCCCAGCGCGAGGAATGCAAAAGATTGAAGATGCCGGGCAAAGCATTCAGGGCATTTTCGACATGATGAAAAAGCTAGGTAGCTAGGATGAACGGTTTATTCGGTCAAATGGGCCCCGTTGGCATGGATCCAATGTTTGGAGGGCCTCAGCCCCCGGCACCCGCACCCGCACCCGCTCCGGCCCCCATGGGGTTTGGCGACAGAATGATGGGCATCCTTGGCGGGCTAGGAACTGGCATCCAGAACTTCCTCGATGACGATGAGAAGCGGGCAAGACTTGCTATTGCGCTGAACTCTATGCGCCTCAACCCAGATCCAAATCTGGCTAGAGCAATGCAGAGCCAAATGGAGACGGCACAGGCTACTCGATTACTGTCGGCGCAAGGCAATAGAACCGCTATGGCGCTAGACGCTGAGGCTGCAAGGATTGAGGGCACTGACTCCGGCCGAGCAGCACAATTACGTTCCGCTGCGGAATTTATAAGAAGCAACCCACAAAACTCAGAGGCGGCGAAGGCCGGTATGGAGTTGCTGTTTGATACTGGGGCAACCCAGTTCGCCCCCACGGTATCTGGCATTCAGACTGATCCAGTGAGCGGCCAAAAGTATGTTTCATACACCGATAGGAATACTGGGGAAGTTAGGCGCATTGATGTTAAGGGTGCGACAGCCTTAACCCCACAGGAAGAGGCTGATTTAGAAACCAGCAGCGCAATAAAACTGCAAGACATTGAGACAGCGAAAGAGCGCGGTTTTGCAATGATGGATCGCGCTGAGTCGTTATATGGCTCACTGAATAAATACTACGAGGCTCTTGACGCACTTGATCGAGGCGCTGATAGTGGAGTGATAGAAAGTCGGTTCGTGCCCGCCTTTAATGAAGCGACATCATCGCTACGGCAGGCGGCTAACTCTCTAGGCATTGATGTAATCAACTCTGCGACCTTCGGCGCGTTGAGCGAAGCTGAATTGCAGCTTGCGCTCTCAACTGAGCTAGATTTAAGCCTGAAACCTGCGGAGCTTAGAAAGCAAATTGAAAAGCAGATAAGAGCTAAGGACAAGTTACGGAACGAGCTCATTAAGTCGGCTAGGAGATTAACCTCTGGTATCGGTTACTCAGATTACATAAAAGAATATAAATTCATTCCAATGGTTCCCCCAGAGGGCATTGATATGCTGATGTGGAGTAAGGCCACGCCTACGCAAAAGCAAGAAATGCTGGAAGCCATAGAGGCAGGGGGAAATCAGTAATGGCGAGAAGCCTCCAAGAAATTTACGACGAAATTAACAGTCAAGAAGGCGGGTCTGTTTCTCCGCCTCCGGCCTCGCAATTGACGCCACAATCTGAGCGATTGAGGACGGCCGCGCAGGGTTTCACGTTTGGTTTCTCGGATGAGATTGAAGGCTTTGTTCGGTCAATACTTCCAGGTGGCCGCGAATATGAGGTGGAGCGAGACGAGCTCCGCAAGCGTTTAGCGGATTACAAGCGGGCAAATCCATACGAGGCGCTAACAGCAGAGACTGCTGGCGCTATCGCAACCATGTTCATACCCGGCTTGAATGTAGCCAGAGGGGTGCAAGCAGCCAAAACCGGAGCGCAATCGCTCGGCAGGGTTGGAGCAGTCGGCGCTGCAGAGGGGACTGCCTACGGAGTCGGCGCAAGCGAAGCGGAAGACCTCAAGGGCATGGCGCTGGATGGAGCGTCCGGGATGGTTACGGGTGCATTTGTTCCTACAGCACTAACCGCTGGCGTTAGAGGGCTAGGATCTATTGGCTCTGCGTTCTCTAATTTCATTCAAGAGAAAATGGGCGTCAAAGCCAATGACGCAGTTCAGCAATACCTCCAGGGGCTCGCGGATCAGGCCGGTAAAAGCAAGGAAGAGATTATTGCCGATCTAGCTGCAGACAAGGTCATTACTGACAACGCCACCGTAAACGCTGCATTGAAGTCATTTATTCTAGAGGGCGGAAAGCCTGCGAATGACTTGCTGGCGTTTATAAAAGATAGACGCGGCCGCTTGGAGGCTGAGGGCGAGTCTGCGCTCAGGGGCCAGTTAGCGCCTGGCATGAGCGACAATGTGCTTGATCAGCACATGGACATGACGGAGGCCCTGAGAAAGGCGGAGGGAAATCAATACAACCAAATATATGCCGCAAATCCAACCGTCTCAAAATCTGTGGCAGATGCGCTTCAGCAAGCCCTGCAAAGGTATGATGTCGTGCGAAACGAGCTAGGGCAGATTTACCAAGCCAAAAACATTGTCCCGCTGTTTAAGGTGGGCGATGACGGCGCGGTTGAGCTAGTAAGAACGCCATCACTAGAAGATGCGGATATAGCATATCAAATACTAAGAGACGAAACTGGCAATCTGTACCGAGAGGGTCGTGGGACTCGCGCTGGGGTCATGAAAGAGTACCGCGACTCGCTAAAGCAGCAGCTTGATACAGAGTTCGCGGATCTTAGAGAGGCTCGGGCCAATTACTCTTTAGCGCAAAAATCCGCAGAAAGTTTTGACGATGGGTATGCGGCCATAAATAAGGATGTTGACGCTACAGCAAGGAAGATGCGTAAGTTGTCAGAGATTGAGCTTGCGTCATTCAGGGCTGGCGTTTTTGCCGGGCTGAGAAACCAAATCCGCAGATCTAAGGGCGGCAAGTTTAGAGATCTAGCTGAGGAAAGGACTCAGGTTGGCGATCTGCTGCGCCTAGTCGCCCCGGAAGAATCTATTGATGACCTAGTGCGGCAGCTTGAAACAACCGCTGAGGCTAGAGCTACGGCCCTAGCAATGCCGCCGAGAGCGGGATCACAGACTCAGCCCTTGCAGAGAGCCCAACAAAGGCAGGCTCAGCGTCAACAAACGGCGCAAGAGGTTGTTGAAGGCGTAACGCTAGGGGCTGGGCCAGCGATGCTTTCTCGGGTTTTGCGCCAGACGGTAGATAGGATTACGCAGCCGAAAGAGCTCACTGAGGCGCAAAGACAGCAGATTGTTGACGTCATCATCAGCCAAGACCCACAGATGCTGGAGAGAGCATTCACCAATCGAACCAGCTTCGATGAGCTAGTTCAAGTGATTGACAGCATGGCAAACAGGTTTGCCCCAGCAGCTAGAACTGCAGCGACCCAGCAGGGCGTTGGTTTATTAGGTAGCCTATAAATGGAACTGAAGCCGCTCACACAAGATGAAATCGAAAGCATCGCAGCGACTGCGATTGAGGATGCCGTAGATTTTGTTGAGTCAGAGATCAGCCCGGAGCGCGTAAAGGCTCAGGAATACTTTGATGGCAAGACTGACCTCGGCTATGAAGAAGGCCGATCGAAGGTCGTTGCGACCAAGGTGAGAGACAATATCAGGGCGATTAAGCCGTCCCTGATGCGGGTATTCATGTCTACGGATAAGCCCGTGGAATTCATTCCTACCGGGCCAGAAGACATAGGTTTGGCTGAGCAGGCCACCCAATATATGCACTGGAAGTTCAACGAATCAAACGGGTTCAAAATCCTGTCTGACGTCTTCCAAGATGCTCTGGTTAAGAAGACCGGCATCGTCAAGGTGTATTGGGAAGACTATGAGGACACCAAGATCTTCACTTATAGCGATCTGAGCGATGACGAGTTCGCCATGATCGCTCAAGAGGAAGACCTCCAGGTTCTGGAGCACTCCGAAGAGATGGTGATCACGATGGATGAAATGGGGATGGAAATGCAGTCCCTAATCCATTCTATTAAGGTCGCAAAGATCAGCAAGAAGGGAAAGCTCTGCGTTGAGTCTGTGCCCCCAGAGGAGTTCTTTGTAGACCGAAACGCCCGGGCGATTGATGACGCTTACTGCGTTGCACACCGAAGGGAGATGCGCGTTAAAGACCTCATGGCTATGGGCTATGACTTTGATGAGGTCATTGATTACGCGGGCGTAGATGAGCAGGACACCCTTGTAGAAGAGGAAGAGTTCGCTCGCCGTGGATATTACAACGACTACACTGACGACAATGTAAATGACCCCTCTATGCGGCCGATCCTGGTGACTGAGTGCTATATGCACATGGACACCTACGGGAACGGTTATCCGCTGCTTCATAGGGTTATTTGCATTGGCGGCAACTACAAGATGCTGGACTTCATGCCATGCGATGAGGTGCCGTTTGCTGTATTTGAGGTAGACCCAGAGCCTCACGCATTCTTTGGCCGATCGCAGGCTGATTTGATCATGAACGATCAAGACGTCTGCACAAGCATGATCCGGGGCATCCTTGATAATGTGGCCCTAACCAACAATCCGCGCCAGCAGATCATTGAAGATCTGGTGAATATGGATGACGTCCTAAACAACGAGATTGGGGCGATTGTCAGAGTCAAGCAGGCAGGCTCAATACAAGACCTCTCAGTGCCGTTTATAGCGGGAACAACGCTCCCGGCACTCCAGTACCTAGACGAGCAGGTAGATGCCAAGACGGGCGTTTCTAGGGCCTCTATGGGTCTTAACCCTGACGCCCTTCAGAACACTACCGCAACGGCCGTATCAGCGACGATGCAGGCAGCGGCGGGTCAGGTTGAGGTAATCGCTAGAAACCTGGCTGAGGGCGGTCTCAAGCGTATGTATATGCTCATGCTGCGGGAGGTAATTAAGAACTCCCCAGACCATGAAATGATGCGCCTCTCAGGCCAGTTCGTGCCGGTTGACCCCCGGGTATGGAATACGGACATGG